ACCCGTGCCTGGTGCGCCAGATGACGGCGTGAACGAACAACCCGATACACCCCCCGAGGCTGGAGCTGCGGGAGACGGCGCAGACAGTGCGGCGCCGGCTCCCGCTGCGGCCCGCGCCGTCGTGCAACCCATCAAGGCCCGAGCATGAAACTCAAACCGCAGCGCCGCTTCTTCAACGTCCAGGCGGATCGCCTCAATGCCGATGCGCGCACCGTGGCCTTCAGCTTTTCCAGCGAATCTCCGGTAGAGCGCTATTTCGGCGCCGAGGTGCTGAGCCACAAGGCCGGTGCGGCCGATCTCTCTCGGCTCAACGATGGCGCGCCGCTGCTCTTCAATCACGACCTCAACGACGTCATCGGTGTCGTGGAGCAGGCCAGCATCGGGCAAGACATGCGTGGCCATTGCACCGTGCGCTTCGCCAAGACTGCACGCGCCGATGAAGTGCTCGGCATGGTGGCCGACGGCGTGCTGCGCAATGTGAGCTTCATGTATCGCATCAACGACGCCATCGAGAACGCCAAGACGGGCGAGTTTCTCGTCACCAAGTGGCAGCCGATGGAAATCTCCATCGTCACCGTGCCGGCCGACCAGAGCGTCGGCATTGGCCGCAGTGGCGAGCTGGCCGAAACCGAAGTGAATGTGCGCCAGGCCGAAGTGGTCACACCCGCGCCAGAACAAGCAACCGAATCAACACCCGAGGCTACCGCCGCGAGTGTGCAACACCGTAGTGCCCTCCCGGCGGTACCCGCCATTCCCAAAGGAAATTCCATGGAAAACGAAAACAACGGCGCGCCGGCCGCTCCCGGCGCTGACGGTGCAACGGCAGAGCGCCTGCGCATCACGGCCATCACCCAGATGGCTCGCCAGCACAAGATGCCAGAAGAGCAAGTGCGCGACTGGATCAACGGCGGCACGAGCGTCGACGAAGTCGCACAGAAGGTGCTCGATGTCATCGCCGCGCGTGGCACCAGCAACCCCAGCAACTCGGCTGGCTCGGTAGGCCTGAACCCGGCGGAAGTGAAGAACTACAGCCTGTTCCGTGCCATGAGCGCCGCGCTCAACAAGAACTGGAGCAAGGCCGGCCTGGAATACGAAGCCCACAAGGCAGTGGCTGCCCGCACTGGCATGGTTTCGAACGAGAACACCTTCTTTGTTCCGCTCGAAGTGCAGAAGCGCGACCTCACCGTCGGCACATCAGCTGCCGGCGGCTACCTGGTTGAAACGCAGAACCAGGGCTTCATCGAGTTGCTGCGCAACCGGTCGGTCGTCATGGGCGCAGGTGCGCGTCGCCTCACCGGCCTGCAGGGCAACGTGGCAGTGCCGAAGCAATCGGCCTCTGGCACCGCCTACTGGCTCACGGATGAAGCCGGCACGGGTCTCTCGGAATCCAACCAGACCTTCGGCCAGATGATCCTCACGCCGAAGACCGTGGCGAGCTACACCGAAATCTCGCGCCAGTTGCTGCTGCAGTCGAGCCCCGATGCCGAAGGCCTCGTCATGGCCGACCTGGCTGCCATCACCGCACTCGCTGTCGACAAAGCCGCGCTTGAAGGCACGGGCGGCTCTGGCCAACCCACCGGCCTGGCTTCCACCGCTGGCCTGGGTTCCGTCACCGGCACGTCGCTCGGCATTGCCGGCATCGTTGAATTCCAGACGGACGTGGCAGGCGCCAACGCACTGGGCGGCGCATTCGCCTACGTCACCACCCCGGCCGTGGCTGGCCTGCTCATGCAGCGCCAACGCTTCACCTCGACGGACACCCCGTTGTGGCAAGGCGGCCTGCTCGACGGCATGGTCATGGGCTTCAAGGGCATGGCGTCCAACCAACTCGCGGCAGCCACCATGATCGCGGGCGACTGGTCGCAGCTCATCGTGGCGGAGTGGGGCGTGCTGCAAGTCGAAGTGAACCCCTACGCCAACTTCCAGGCGGGCATCGTGGGTGTGCGTGCCATGTATTCGGTCGACATCGGCGTGCGTTACCCGGGTGCGTTCTCGCGTGCCGTGAGCATCACCTGATCGCTGGCCACCATGATCGATGCCAAGACTTCGGCCCTGGTGGCCAACACCGCATCCGCACCAGCCCCGCTGGTTGCGGTGCGGGTGTTGCGCGCCTTCTATGCCGACGCTGTGGTGCACCCGGTAGGCACCACCGTGCTGCTGGCGCATCCCCTGGCGGCCATGGTCATCACTGCGAACAAGGCCGAACTCGCACCCGAGCCCGAGCCCGAACCATTGCGCCCGGCGCCTGAGCACGAGCTGGACGAAGTTGCAGCTCCCGTAGAAACAAAACCCGCGAAGGGGAAGAAATGATTGCAAACCAAGGGCAAGCCGCATCTGCCGTGCAAGTGCTGGCCCCGGCCAGCCGCACTGCGGGTGCCAACAACTCGGGCTACTTCGACTGCAACCCATACGAAGGCGATGTTGTCTTCCTGTGTGAAGCGGGCGCTGTCACGGGTTCCGTCGACTTCAAGGTGCAAGACGCAACCGATTCCGGCGGCACCGCCGTGGCCGACATGGCGGGCTTCAGCATCACCGGCCTGGCCGCCAACACCAGCGGAAAGATCGTGGTGCCGGCACGCCAGATCCGCAGCCACGCGCGCGTGGTGTGCACCGTCACCACCGGCCCGGCACTGTGCGCCGTGTCGCTGATGTCGCACCCCAAGTACGTATAAGCCAGCACCAGGACGAAACCCGTGGCCTTCACCGAGAACATGGCGGCGTTTTTCAATGTAGCGGAGTTTGCTGTATCCGCCACGCTGAACGGCGCCACCACCGTCACTGGCATCTTCGACGATGCCAGCATCGATGTGCTCAGTGCTGCCGCCACGGCCCCCCGCTTCACCTGTCCTGCCAGCAGCATCAACCGTTCCCATGTGGGCCAAACCCTCGTGGTGAACAGCACCAATTACATCGTGCGGGCCGTTGAGCCCGACGGTACGGGCATCAATAGTGCCCAGCTCGAGCGGCAATGAGGGCGCGCTAAACCATGGCCCACATTCGAACCCTGCTGCGCAACTCGCTCATCACGGCCATCACCGGCCTGGCGACCACTGGCGCGCGCGTGTATACCCCGAGCAAATACCCGAATCTCGAAAGCGAGATCCCGGGCCTCATGGTCGACGTAGCCGATACCGCCACGTCCGACAGCCTGGCCACGCCCACGCTGCAGATGCGCACCTTCGAGATCACCATCACTGCGCTCGTGCGCAGCACGAGCGATGCCGATGCGCTGCTCAACCAGATCGGCCTAGAAGTGGAAACCGCGCTCGCCGGCGGCATCACCGTGGCGGGCAGGGCCTTGGTACTCGACTACACCGGCAGCACCCCCGATTTCAGCGCCGACGGCGACCAACCCATTGCGCAGTTACGCATCGGGTTCAGCGCCATCGGCACCACGTTTGCTAACACCCCGAGCACGCTCGGTTAAATCTCGAAAGGAAATTCATCATGGGCGTGAAAGTCGGCACAGGCGCAATCCTCGCGATCGCCAGCACCTACGGCACCACCGTGGCCATGTCGGCCATTACCAACGCGACGGAAGCGGTTGCAACGCTTGCCGCCAGCCATGGCGTTGTGGTGGGCGATTATCTCGAAATCACCAGCGGCTGGGGCGATCTCAACGGCAAGATCGTGCGCGCCAAGATCGTGTCCACGAACGACGTCACGCTCGAAACCATCAATACCACCAGCACCACCAACTACCCCACAGGCACGGGCACGGGCAGCATCCGCCGCATCACGGCCTGGACGAACCTGAGCCAGATCAAGTCGCTCGAAATGAGCGGTGGCGACCTCAATACCACCGACATCAGCGGCCTGTCGGACAAGAACGACATCAGCATCCCCACGTCGCGCTCGGCCGTGCAGCTCAAGGTCACGGTGTTTGAAGACCCCACGCTCACCTGGTACGCCACCGTACAGTCGGCCGACACTGGCCGCGTTCCGGTGGGCTTTCGGATGACAGACACGCTCGGCATCAAGACCCTGGCCAACGCCTACTGGGCCATAGCACAAGTGCCGGTGTACAGCCGAAACGAAGCTGTTACGCGCTCGATCGATCTCACCTTCAGCGCCGCGCCCGTCATCTACACCACCTGATGCCCGGGGCTCGCATGGACTTCAACACCCTGCGCGCTTCGGTGCTGGCCTCCCGGCGCTTCACCGCCACCGTGGAGGCCCTGCCAGGTGCCGAGTTCACCCTGCAGGCGCCCACGCGCCACGAAGCCAAGCTGCACGCGCTGGAATACTTCACCGCGGGGGCCGTTCCAGGCGTGGCGGGGCTCAAGGCGCAGCGCGCCATGCTGCAAGCCGCGCTGGTGGGCTGGGCGGGTGTTGGAGTTTCGGCCATCGGGGTGCAAGACGATGCCCCGCTGGCCTTCACGCCAGACGCCGCCG